AAATATGTCGAATATGTTCAAAAACAATACGATATTTAATGGTACAATTGATACGAGCGGGACATGGTGGAATACGAGCGCAGTACAAAATATGTCGGGTATGTTCCAAGACAATAATGTATTCAATCAATCAATACGAAAATGGAATACAGGTGCAGTACAAGATATGTCGCTTATGTTCAAAAACAATAAGATGTTTAATGGTACAATTGATACGAGCGGGACATGGTGGAATACAAGCGCGGTTACAAATATGTCAAGTATGTTCCAAAACAATATTATATTTAACCAACCTATTAATAATTGGAATACGGGCGCGGTTGTAAATATGTCAGGTATGTTTCAAGTCAATAATATATTTAACCAATCTATCGATAATTGGAATACGGGCGCAGTACAAAATATGTCGTTTATGTTCCAAGGTAATAATATATTTAACAATCCGATTTATAAATGGAATACAAGTGCATTGCAAAATGCGTCGAGTATGTTCCAAGACGCAATCAGATTTAATCAATACATTGATACGAGCGGGACATGGTGGAATACAAGTGCATTGCAAAATGCGTCGAGTATGTTCAAAAATACAGTTGCGTTTAATCAACCGATTAGCGGATGGAATACATCAAATACTACGAACATGTCAAATATGTTTGAAGGAGCCTCTGCATTCAATCAAAATATTAGATCATTCGATACTTCAAATTGTACTTCGATGAGCAGTATGTTTAGCAATGCAACTGCGTTTAATAATGGCGATGCTGCAGGAGCATCCAACAATAGTTTAGACATAAGCGGTAATTTATGGAATACATCTAATTGTACAACTATGAATAGTATGTTCAGAGGCGCTTCCGTATTTAACCAGAATATTGGTGGATGGAATACATCAAAATGCACATCAATGGGTTATATGTTTTACGATGCGACTATGTTTAATCAAAATATTGGTAGTTGGAATACGGTGGCAGTTGTTGAAATGTCAAGAATGTTTCAAAATGCGGTTGCATTTAATCAATCTATAACTACAAATGGCAATAGTTGGAATACATCAAATTGCACTCTTATGGATAATATGTTTAATGCTGCATTTAGTTTTGACCAAAATATAAATTGGAATACCGCAAAGGTTACGAATATGGAAAATATGTTCTATGCTGCTTATAGTTTTAAACAACCGGATATTGGAAATTTTAATTTTTCGTCGATTCAAAAAATGAGCGATTTAATTCAATACAGTGGGTTTGAGTATAATACATACAGCACTTTTATACAAGATCTTAGTAATAATGCGACATTACCAAATAATTTGACATTGGGGGGTGTAAATACAAACCGAAAAAATGATTCAGAAACAAATCAAGCATATACAAAAATAACTTCGGCTGTTATAAGTGGAGGAAAAGGATTGGTAATATCAGATAAAGGGGCTTCTTCTGTTGCCGATACCACACCCCGTCCTTCTATAACGTTAAGTTCAACGGCGAATCGTGGTGGTCTAGGTCGTTCTTTTAACACTATACTCAATCCAATTCAATTAGAAAAACGTAAATGTATGATAATAAGGTTCTAAAAATATTGTACGTTTCAATATTTTTTATGTTCGTATAATTCATAGAACGATCATAAATGTACGGATATTTAGTCGAATTTTTTAGCGCCATTTTCTTTGTGTATGTTATATTGGCGACGGGTAATCCTTTAGCTATTGGTGCGGCATTAACGTTGGTGTTATTATTAACACGCAATTTATCAAATGGATATGTTAATCCCGCCGTTTCTATTACAATGGCCTCTGCGGGAGTCATTCAGCCTTCTGATGTGATACCATACTGTGTAGCGCAAATTTTTGGCGGGTTGGTCGCATTGGAGATTTACAAAAGGTATAAAATGTAAAACGTAAATGTAAAAATAAAAATAAAATTATAATATTTTGCAGAATATTATAATCAAAAGTCATTTATAAAAATGTTTATCGTATAAACGGTAGAACATATACAATCCCAAAAGAGTAATGGATGTAAAATAAAATTGCGTAATTATATCATTATCAATCATTACACTCTTTCGGCTAGCGCCATTACTACGCGAGGAGTTAAGTCGCTCACCTTCGCTAACGTCCCTTATAGCTCCAGCTCGCTCCACACTCTTTCGAGTTATGTCATCAACCTGGTCTACCGATGCAATATCAGTGAAGGGTGATTTAATTGCCGATGGGTCTATTTTATCCTTATCGCTTTTACTAACATATCCCGTTTTTATCTCTGTCGATTTTTTTCCGTCTGTTCTACCATTTGCATAAACAGAAACGGATTCGCATTTTTCACCTGGATCATTTTTTAAAGCATTAAACATATTGGCGCTTGTATCTATACTATCCAAAGAGGCAAACATCGAATACATCAGCCCTTTTTGATCATTTAGTTTATTTTCTAAAACTCCGTCGATTAAAATGCTTTTATGTCGCGACGTATTGGATGCATCGAGACACGTCGTGTTTGTATCAATGAAATATCTAGTTCCTGGTAAAAGAGGTGGATCTTTATTTGCATTGGAAGAACCAATCGTAAGTGCATTTACATAAGGTTGAATTCCGCTTATATCTGTAGTTAAAGAAGACGTTTCGGTAATTCCAAGTTCGGCTGGTGTTTTATAAAATCCGAAATAGGAAGTATCATATAAATTAGAGGAAGCAGGCATTATAATGTATAAATATATTTAATTTTACACATTATACATTGTACAATTATTTTATACATTGTACTTAGCATAGTTATTAGGTGTTCCTGGAATTTTCAAATAATCAACATAACCAGACGCCCATCGGTTTATTTTACCTTCCACGTCGTATGCATTGTTTAATGAATTGGCAATAGTATCAGAAATAAATCGCATTTGGAAAATGGCTAAAAAGAAAATACATATAAAAATGATTATCAGCAATAATAAATTCCAGTCATCGAAAAACGGTAATTTCATTGTAAATGTCTAAATTGGGGTAAGATGCTTGTATATATATAACAAACAAAATTAAAATTAAAATTAAAAATCAGTGTTTAAATCGAATACATTGACGTCGACCGTTTTGTTTGCCAACGCATATTCAGAATTTGTTCGTTCAAAAAAGTTCACCTTGGTCTCTACACTAATTAATTCCATAAAATCAAAAGGGTTTTGCGAATTAAAAATTTTATCATAACCCAATTGGATACATAAACGATCAGCAACAAATTCGATATATTGCATCATCAATGTCGCATTCATCCCAATCATGCGGCACGGAATCGCCTCAGTAATAAATTCCTTTTCAATATCGACCGCCTCTTGGATAATTTCATAGATTCGCTTCTTGGATAATTTCTTTTGTAGTTTACTGTACAATAAAATTGCGAATTCAGTATGCAATGCCTCGTCGCGCGAAATCAGTTCATTCGAAAATGTCAATCCGGGCATTATTCCGCGTTTTTTAATCCAATAAATAGATGCGAAACTGCTTGAAAAAAATATCCCTTCAATCGCCGCAAACGCGACGAGCCGCGCGGCGAACGACGACCGATTGTCCGCAATCCACTTTTTCGCCCAATTCGCCTTTTTGGCGATGCACGGATAGTTCGCAATCGCTTCAAACAACTTCGTTTTTTCACCGGAATCTTTAATATACGTATCAATCAGCAAACTGTACATTTCACTGTGAATATTTTCCATCGCAATCTGAAATCCGTAAAATGCGCGAGCTTCCGACAATTGCACATCAGACATAAAGCGAACGGCCAGATTTTCGAGAACAATTCCGTCCGATGCTGCGAAAAAAGCCAACACCATAGATATAAAATGTTTTTCGTCTGCAGTTAGCGTTGCCCAATCGACCGAATCCTTGGACAAATCGACTTCCTCGGCGCGCCAAAAACACTCAACCTGGCGTTTATACATTTTCCAAATATTATCGCATTGAATAGGAAACATTACAAAGCGATTATCATCAGGTTTTAGTAATGGTTCAACAAACGCGACGCTAGACATTGGACTTTGACTAAATAATATATAGGTGATATTTTTATTTCATTTTGATAACTCTATTTTTTTGCACCTTTTGCACCATTTGGAAATATTCGACCATTCTTTTGAAGCGACTGCGACCTAACTCCGCAAACGTAGGTGAAGGAGTTTACCTTTTTCATTTGATAAAACTATATAAATAATCGACTACAATACATAGTATCGTTATTTTTCAAACAAAACAAAACAAAACAAAAACAAATGCATTGGACCGATATGGACCATTCGTTTTGCGAGGAACACTTGCTGGGATTACCGGAATATTATAATTCGATATCTTCTTTGTTCATCATATTTTTCGGCATTCACGGACTGATGAATCGAACCAACGAAACATTTATCGATGTAATTTATGCGAGTTTGGCCATTGTCGGATTTGGTTCAACGGGATATCATTGGTATGGAAATATCGGATGGGCGTTGTTTGACGAGATTCCGATGATTTTGACGGTGTTTTACGGCATCATTTATACGGACAATGTCTACTATTTGATTTATAAAAACAAATATGTAAAGGACAATAGCACGATTGATCTAGTTTCAAACTCCTTCACTAAAGTTTCGGAGTTAGGTCGCTCACCTATGCTACCTTCGGTAGTCCGGCTCGATCCACAACCAGATCTTATGCCCAAATATAACCAACGGTTGTCGACTGAAGATGTTTACAATAAAAAAAGGAATTTGCTGTTTTATTTATTTTTAATGTGTTTTTTTACCATCAGCAACATTATGTCGGATTATAGGCTGATATTTCCGAACATATTCACGTGTGTCGTTGTATATTTATTTTATAAAATAAACTGCATTTTGCAGTTGTCTGACGTATTTATAAAATCGCAAATTATTTCGAAAACGCATAATTCATTTATTACTATAGGGCTAAGTGGTGCCATATGGGCGTGCACTGAAATTATGTGTCAGCATATAACGAGCTACGTATTTTTATTAGGACATCCGATGTGGCATTTTTTTATAGGGCACGGGTTTTATAATTTGATACAAGTGGTATTTTTTATTAAATTGCACGACGAAAAGTATAAAATTAAATATAATTCGTTTTATATGTTGCAGATACAAATGAATGCTGACAATAATAACATACCATTGGTTTTATGAATAAAAAATAAAAATGAAAAATGAAAAATAAAAATATACATTTTAGCCATTTTTGGTCGAAGGAAATCGTGTAAATTCCGGAACTTTAGTGAAGGAGATTGTATATACACCATAATTATTTATTTGTGAATGGCACCGATAGGAATCAACGGTTTTGGACGAATCGGAAAATGCATATTTATGCAACTTTTGCAAAATAATGATCATCATGTCGCAGCAATCAATGCTCCTGGGTTTGATATGAAATATATCGAACAATATTTGAAGCGAGATAGCGTACATAAATACGACAAAGAATTTCGCATTGAAATTATCGATTCGGATCATTTTAAAGTGGGCGATCATATTATCCACGTGTTCCGGGATATGGATGCGACAAAACTGGATTGGAAAAAATATGGAGTATATTACGTCATTGACGCAACGGGTTATTTTTTGACGTCTGCGAAAGCCAAAGACCACAATGCGGATTATATTATTATGTGCGCTCCTCCCAAAGACAATACGCCGCTTTTTGTAAATAGTGTAAACGACGCAAAATATAAAGGAGAATCGGTTGTTTCTAACGCATCGTGCACCACAAATTGTATTACACCGGTATTGAAATTTCTAGAAGATAATTACGGTATTAAAAACGCGAATTTTACGACGGTTCATTCTACTACATCGACGCAAACTACCGTCGATAATAATAATAATATGAATCAACGCATCCATCGTTCTATTTTGAATAATATTATTCCACATTCGACGGGTGCTTCGAGCGCCATTTTCGAACTGATACCGAGTTTGACTGGTAAAATATACGGTACGTCCCTCAGAGTTCCGGTAAGTAATGTATCGATTGTCGATTTGAACGTGGATTTAGAAAAACCGGTTTCACTGAAAGAGTTGATGCAGCATTTAAAACGCGACGATTTTATTCAAGTGTGCGAATCGAATGCGGTAAGTTGTGATTTTATATCGACCACGTGCCCGTCCATCGTAGATGAGAAGGCTTCGATGCATTTGGGCGACAATCGATTCAAATTGATGATTTGGTATGACAACGAATGGTCATATTCCGCGCAAGTTATCCGATTATTGGAAAAAATGGTTGCGTTTAATGCGCCTCATCCTCTTCCTTCGACTACCGGATGTTTAGTGAACGAAATAAAAAAAGAACACATTGATAATTTTGATTTTACTGGTAAAAAGGTGGTTTTGAGATTGGATTGGAATATTCCTACCAAAAATTTCAAAATCCAGGACGATTTTCGAATATTGTCGTCGTTCCCAACGATTGAGCGGATTTTAAGAAATAAACCGGAACGACTCGTTATTATTTCGCATTTCGGACGTCCTGAAGGCAAAACGGACAAATATAGTTGGTCGCACTATTTGGAACAACTCCAATCGTATTTTTCGGAAAAAATATGTTTTTTGGAAGATGGATTGTCTGAGTCGACCCTTGCCAAATTGGAGGCGCAAAAAGCAAACCATACATTGTTTTTGTTGGAAAATATCCGTTTTCACGACGTGGAAACAAACTACAAAAAGTATCCGACGGACCATCCCGAAATCAATATCATTCAGCAATTGGGCGATTTTTATGTGAACGACGCATTCGGTTGTTGCCATCGAGACCATTTGAGTATTTGCGGTATTAATGCCCCTCAAAAAGCGTTTGGTTATTTGATCCATAAAGAAGTAGAATCTCTCAAGTTGATAATGGAAAATAAGGAGAACAAAAAAATATTGGCCATCATTGGTGGTGCAAAAATGGACGACAAATTGCCGTTGGTGGAAGCATTGTCTATGAAAATGAATGATATTTATTTGGGTGGCGGTAATATAAATAGCATTCTCAAAAACAAAATGGATAACAAAATGGATGAATATATGCATAAAATAAGATCGAATAAAGCGACCATTCATTTAATGTCGGATGGATTATGCGCAAATGGGTTCGATGCGATGCCGACGTATTGCCAGTCGGCAAATTTACCCCATGATTCGTATTTTTACGATATTGGTATGGAGAGTTTGTTTGCCTTGGAAAAACTCATTCAACAAAATGATATTATTTTTATTAATGGTATGATGGGTGTTACCGAACACCATTTGTATAAACATGGCAGTGAAATGTTGATAAAGTTGTTGATGAAATGCGGTAAACCAGTTATTGTTGCAGGTGGCGACAGTGTGGGGTTTGCCAACCAATATAAACATAACTTTTATTATGTTAGTACCGGGGGCGGATCCACGATCGATTACATTTCAAATGGATCGCTTGTTGGGATCGACTTTTTCGAATCATTGGCCAATGCATAATATATGTTTATATATTTTGGATTTTTACAATGCCAAAGTAATGAGGGGATGAGGGGTGAGGGGTGTATTTTTATCTTCTAATAAACTATTGAAGAAAAAAGTGCAAAGCGACATTTTTATTGTACTTTGCACTTTTTTTTGTAAGATATTAAATTAACCCAAAACTAACCCCTCACCCCTCATCCCCTCATATTTATACATTTATAAGACAACCTAAACTAAAAAAGTGTTTTAATTCGTTAATATTAAATATTTTGGTATCACCTTTCATAGTATGTCTTCCCTTAGAAACTCCATTTATTTTCATATTAATTAATTTTACGCCTAATTTAACAGCGTTAATATCATATTTTATACCATTTGAATTACACCAAAATTTAAATATCTAGTATATTTCTATACCAAGTAATTCTATACATTCTTTATCTTTATTCATATGTTCTCTGGTAAAACTTTCTAACCATTGTTCTATTGGCGATTTTGATAACTCTTTCAAATTTGTCTGATACTCTGTATTGGGTATAGATATGTCTTTGAATTTATCCATTCCTTCAATTCCCTTAAAATAATCATAGCATGTTCTAATAACATCATTATCTTCTAAATAATTATGTATCGTTTCAAAATAAATATAATCCCCTTTTTTCTCATCACTTGACCGAATAATTAAATTACGGCGGTCGCCACTACTAGAGTTTATAGGTTCTTCTTTATTAGTTGTAGTAATAAACCGATGATATGATTTTATTTTATATTGCGGAATACCCTTTTGGTTTATAGCGAGTGTATTATCCGTGATTAAACCTTTTATTTTTCCTTCGGCTTCCATTGTATCTTTCTTCGATAATTCATTTAAATTCACCAGAAAACAATTACACATCATTCCATTAAAATCTCCCCACACATCCCGAGACGGATTTGTAGTTTCAAATACTTTTTCATTTCCTAACATTTTTTCAAATAATTTAAATAACGTTCCCTTACCTGCTCCTTCGCCGCTTATAAATGTCGGCATAATGGTTTTTATATGTGGGTATTGAATCATCTGAGCTATCCACTTTATAAAATAATCATAGACGTTTTCATCGTTATTGCATAAAATTTTAATATGGTTTAATATAAAGTTCAACTCCGTTTGTTTATGTATATATTGTTCATTTAATAGTTCCATCGCAAAAGGGCGCCATAAATTAAAAATATTTTCAGGACAATCTTTAGTATTTGGATAGATATCTACATCATTTTTTCGTCTAATATTGTGGGTAAATCCAACCCATTTATTTATAAAAGGTAATGTATTATATCCCGTAAAAATACCTTTTTCATTATAGACCAGCACGTCATAGGATAAATGTGAGTAAGACATTTTCATTTGAGCTTGTGTTAAAAATATAATATTATTATTATCGTGTTTAACAAATAATGATTTATTAATAATTTTCAGATGAGTTTTTTCAAAATCATTTGCGACATATTGAAAATTTCTCTCTTCTTTATCCGTTTTATAAGATTTTTCTATAGATTCAAAATTATCTGGAACGTTTACTTCAGTATTATGTTCTTTATATGTCCATTTCATATCCAATCCATTCATTTTTTTTTCAACATAATGCGTAATCTCTTCCAATAATTCTTTATCTTTATAATAATCTCCATAAATCATAAGACCGTCAAACATAAATATTGCAATTTCAATACCTTTTCTATTTATAACATGAATCGCATATTGTAATATAATATTTTCATAATAGCACATTATCCGATTAACTGCGGATCCTAATTTATTGTAGGGTTTATTTTCAGGTACGGAACTAACTAATTCCGTGTATTCTTTAATCTTTATCAGTTGTTTTTGAATTTGTTTGATTTCCATATCATATTTTTTAAATTCTATTGGTAATCCTTTGGTACGATTTAATGTATCTTTGTTTAAGGCTGTTAAAAAAGAAATTTTACCTATTTCTCTTGATTCAAACTTTATTAGACATTCTTCACGATGACTAATATAATATTCTAAATAAGGACAATTAATATTATGTAATTTACAAATATACCTGAGAATAACAGGATGGGCGTTGCACATATCAATATCAGTCCCTACGCCATCACGCATAAATAATCCTCTAATAGTAGAAGGCAAGCCTTGCAACGAACCGCCCGAAAATAAACGTCCCGATGTTCCAGTTGCATAAGAATAAATTCGTTTAGTAATACCTCCGGTTTTCAAATTAGTTTGACAAAATTGTTGTAATATGGAATATTTTGTTTTACATTCCTCCTTCTTATGTTTTTTATCCTCGTTTAAACATTGTTTTACAAAATCATTGTAAGACAACTGCGAAAGCCAAATAATTGGTTTAAGTGGTAAGCGTTCGGTAATTTCCATATTATAATATTACTAAATATTATAATTTGAATATTTTGACTAAATTATTTGATTATTCCTAAATATATAATATTTTTTTGTTGTTTTAGATTCTCCGTTTTCTAATTTTATAACATTTGAAATACCATTGAATAAATAATTCTGTTGCCGTAAAATACTTTTAACAGTATTTAAATATGGTCGTTTGCAAACAAAATTTGGTTTAAAAGAAGATATAGTAGAACAAGCAAAACATTTTTGTATCTCTTCTTTCATATTAATTATAGCCGTTTGTTTTTCTATGTCAGCATCTAAATCAGATAACAAAAAAGAATTGTTTGCGTCTAATTTTATAATATCAATAAGTTTTTTACATATTTCTTCTCTTTCTTGTTTATATTTATCACACAATTTAACACGCATATCTTATATAGTTGAGAGAAATATCTTTAATTATTTATATTGTTTGAATTATAGAAATAATTAAATTTGTGAAATATACCGTATCCTTATCTAAATTACATGAGTTCACCATATGAAGCTCGACTACGGTAATCATACTCGCTCCAGCAGTTTTTCTTCGATTTCCATTAATCGATTGTATTTACTAACTCGCTCTCCTCGCGCACACGCCCCAATTTTCACATATTTCGCCCCCATTCCAACGGCCAAATCAATGATATATTCTTGGTTGTTTTCGCCACTTCGGTGGCTAACTATAACATTCCCCTGGTTCGACAACATTTTCCGCGCACCTTCAATCGCCTCAGTAATCGTGCCAATTTGATTCACTTTCAATAACAGCGAATTTGCCCATTTATTTTCGATGCCCTCTTGGATTAACTTGGGATTTGTGCAAAATAAATCGTCGCCAACAATCATTATTCTATCAGAATATAATTCCGTGAACCTTTTCCATCCATCATAATCCGTTTCGTGAAAAGCATCTTCAATGCTTTTTAAAGACGGGAATTTGTCCAATAAATTACCATAATATGAAATCAATTGTTCTGATGTAAGAGATAGATTTGTCTCAACTTCGTATAATTTTGTTTTCTCGTCGTAAAACTCCGAACTAGCACAATCCAAGGCGATTGAAACATCATCTCCGCACGTATATTGCGCGAGTTTGATCGCCGATTCTATGATATTCAATGCTTCTTCTGCAGTTGACATACCGCACACCACAAATCCGCCTTCGTCGCCGATATTGGTCGATGCAACCCCATAATATCGAAGCAACAGTTTCTTCAAATTATAGTAAATTTCGCAAATCATTTGGATCCTTTTGGAAACTAAAATGTCGATTCTTGGTACAATCATAAATTCTTGTATTTTCAATCCTCCTTGTCCGTGTTTGCCACCATTAATGATATTGGACATGATCGTTGGTAAAATATCGTATTCTGTATCGAACTCGTATATCTTGGATATATATTCGTACATTTCCATTTTCAATAAATTCGCACCCGTGTTCATCATACAAAATGAAACCGCCGTAGTAGTATTCCCACCAATAACATTTTTATTTTCGGTTTTATCCAAGGCAAGCAATTGTTCGTCGATATTTTTCAAATTGGTACAATTATCATAATTCAATATTAATAAATTGTTTAATAATTGAACTTTATTGATTGCTTTTAAAACACTCTTACCGTGATAAGATGTGGGATCATCGTCCCTTAGTTCAACGGCCTCTTTTGAACCACACGAAGAACCGGATGGTGCTGCGCCTCTACCCACGCAGATATTTGAGATTTTATCGATACATTTGACTTCAAGCGTAGGAAATCCGCGACTGTCCAAGATTTGTCTCGCCTTCAATTCATATGTGTTTTCATAGGTAAAAGATTTTGTTTTTAAATTTATTTTAATCGGTACTCCAGTAGGAATTTCAAAGGTTTCGATTGATTTTTCGGTTTTCAAACCAAGATGCACAAAAAGCGCTCTCAAACTATTACCGTGAGCAACAATTAATACGTTTTTTTTGTCTTCTATTAAAGAAAGGATTTTCGAATCAAAATAACTGCCCGTTCTATACTTTACGTTTTCTAAATTTTCGCCATTGGGGGGTGTTGCTAAATAAGATCGTCGCCAAAGATGCAACTTTTCTTCTCCATATTTTTCCCGTATTTCGAGTTTATTTTTACCGGTCAAATCTCCGTAATCTCTTTCAATCAATGCTCTCGCAGAATGCATAATGGATGTTTTGTTTGATTCTTGGCGAATAATATTCGCCGTTTCTATTGTTCTCTCCAGATTACTTGAAATAATATAATCGAAATTATATTTTTTTAAAAGTTTACCACAACGTTTTGCCTCTTCTCTGCCTTGGTCGCTCAATGCAATATCCTGCCAACCGGTGAAACGATTTTCTTTGTTCCATTCGCTCTGGCCGTGTCTTAAAACGATAAATACCATTTTATATGATAAAATACTATTTTATTTGTGAATAATAAACCCACAAATAAAATATTGGTTTTGGTTTTGTTTTTGTTTTGTTTGTTTTACATGTATTCATCCAAAATATACGTATTGAAGAATGTGGTTCTTTCATTGGGCGTTAAAAGCCCAAATAAAAAACATATTTTTCGTTCTGTTAGTGATAACATTCTTCTGTGGATATTTAAAAACACAAATTTATTTAATTCATCGTTTGTTTTATTACGGAATGAGAAGTGTCGTGCTATAATATTTTCATATTCAGGTTCAATCTCGTAAATGGGGGTAATATTATTATTGCAAAATTGCACCAAATCATACAATATAATCATTTCGTTGTAATTACAATATACATTTTTCAATAAATCATAATCAACTTTGAAACTACGTATATCGCGTAAATGAATTGCAGATTGAACATTATATGTATATGGAATAATGTGCGCCATAATTACTTCATGAGGAAGACGCTGTAAATATTTCGAATTTACTATGGTATTCGTAAGCATAATATGGTTTAATTTTTTATATTATATATTATATATTATATTTTTATATTTTTATATTCTGTGTAAAAATAATAAAATGAACGAATGGAGTTTACAAAGATTGATTACCAAGATTCATCAATGTTTTCAATGCCGAATCAGGCGTAACCGAAATACTGTCGATACCTTCATTGATTAAAAACTTGCAAAACTCCAAACTATCCGACGGCTGTTGTCCACAAAACCCAACCTTCACGCCATTTTTTTTGTACGTTTTAATCGCCATTTGAATCATACGTCTATAACTCAAATTTTCGTCGTTGGACAAATAAGTAATCAATTCACTGTCTCGGTCAACGCCCAACGTTAGCTGCAACAAATCATTTCCTCCAATAGAAACCCCGTCGATCATCGGACTAAATTCGTCCGCTTCGATAACATTGGAAGGTATTTCGCACATTAAAAATATCTTCAATCCATTTTCGCCACGAACCAATCCATATTTTTCCATTTTTTCCAAGACCTTCTTGCATTCGGTGGGCGTTCTGCAAAACGGTATCATAACAATTACATTTGTCATTTTCATTTCCTCACGAGCATATTTGATCGCTTCGCATTCCAATTCAAATGCTTGTTCATAAAGAGGCGAATAATACCGCGAAGCGCCTCGCCATCCAATCATCGGATTTTCCTCCGTTGGTTCGTATAATTCACCGCCGACCAAGTTTTTGTATTCGTTCGATTTAAAATCGGATAAACGAACAATCGTCTCGTTCGGGTAAAACGCCGACGCGATTTTCGCGATACCTCTCGCCAGTCGCTTAATGAAATACCATTTACCATTGTCGTGATCACCGATGATGTGATAAATTTGCTCGCGAATGTCCTCTCTGATTTTTGGGTAATTGCACAGTGCGAGCGGATGGATTTTAATGTAGTTATTAATGATAAATTCCAAACGCGCCAATCCCACTCCGTGGTTCGGAATGAGCGAACTGTTGAAACTGGATTCGGGGTTTCCGATATTGAGCATCAAATTCACCGGCAATTTCAAATCGCTGCTAATTTCCATACTTTCCGTGTGGAAAGCGAGCTGCCCCTCGAATACTTTCCCTTCTTCGCCATCGGCGCAAAAAATGGTCGCAGCCGCCGTGTTTTTCAAAACCTCCGTCGCATTTCCGGTACCCACAATTGCGTTTAATCTTAATTCGCGTGCAACGATAGCGGCGTGGCACGTTCGCCCACCCTTATTCGTAATAATTCCAGACGATATTTTCATCAATGGTTCCCAGTCAGGAGTGGTCATTTCGGTAACTAAAATATCACCTTCCTGAAAATCTTTGAATTCTTTCATACTGTGTAAAATCTTGATTTTCCCGCTACTGATTTTCTCGCCTACCGAGACACCTTTGATTAAAAGTTTGCCCTTTTCGTCCAAAATATATCGATGTAGTGTCAAACTTGATTGACTACTGCTACTATGAATAGTCTCAGGACGCGTCTGAATAATATATATTTTTTGGTCGTTGCCGTCAATCGCCCATTCCACGTCGATTCCCATTTTCGATTGAAACATTTTGGAATAGTTTTCTTCCAATAACAATACGTGGCGAGCCAAAGTGATGGCCTGATTGTTCGTAATACTAAAGTTTAATTTTTCGATCAAATTCGTTTCCATTTCTACAATTCCACCATTCTCTGCATACACGATTTTCGATTGTTTGTCTCCGATTTTTTTCATTACGATTGGGTCGGCATCGATAATTTTCAACGTTCTTTTGTCTAAAATATATTCGTCGGGTTTCACCCCACCACTTACCACCAATTCACCAAGACCAAACGACGAATTGATAACCACTGCTTTATCGTATCCCGATTCAGGGTCTAATGAAAACGCGACACCTGCGCTCCCAATATCAGAGCGAACCATTTTTTGTACGGCTACTGAAATTTTCACATCCGCCAATACAATATTATAACGTTTTCTGTATGAAACCGCTCGCGCATTGAAGAGGGACGCAAAACATTTCTTGATCGAAACGAAGAGGGAGGCCGATCCACGTATGTTTAAATAAGTATCTTGTTGCCCAGCGAATGATGCATTGGGTAAATCTTCGGCGATGGCACTGGAACGTACCGCGACTTCTAGATTGGGCTTGTGATATAAATTGCACAATTCAACGTAATTTTCTTCAATATTTTTCTCTTGTTCTTCTGTAAACTTACCGGAAATGACCATATTTCGTAGTTTCTCGGATTCGACATCAAGTGCTTCTATATTTTCAATGTCAATATTTGCCAAGGCCTCTTCGATTTTTGCGGTCAACCCGTTCTGTTCCAAGTACGTGTCATAAAAAATCGTTGTAAGAGCAAA